TGGATCAAGGCCGAGCGCGCGGCGCTGGATGCGCAGCGCCGCCTGACCGCAGCCGAGTTGGGCCGTACCCTGGACGAGCTGGCCGAAGAGGCTGAGGCGTCGGGGCCCAAACCCGAGGCCAAGGTGGTGCGTCCGACCTTCGGTCGCGGCCCCAAGCAGCCGGATGCAGCGCTTGCCGCTCGTCGCAACCGCCCGGTCGAGGACCGCGCGGAGGTCGAGGCTGAACAGGCGAAGATTGTTGCCGACCTGACCACCCGCCGTGGCCAGGTGCAGGCAGAGGAAGGACCACGCGACCGGTACCGCCGGGCGCTGGAACTGGAGGCCGCGCAGGCGCGCGGAGAGGTCGTCACCCCAGAGCAGGCCCGCTGGCTGAGCGTCTACCAACACACGCCTGAATATCAGGCGGAGGCGCAGATGCGGGCGGATTTCGGGGACGCGTATTTCGGATGAGGAAACCGCCGGAGGCTGGCGGGCCTACCGGCGGCAATACAGGTGCAAGGAGACTAGAATGTCAGAACAACCGCTACTTTTCAACAGCGTCGCACCGCTTGCCAATGTTGGCCGGCTGACCGCGCTGATCAAGCGGATCGAGGCGCGCGAATACGGGCTGCCGGGCCTTGGCTGTGTCTACGGCCGGGCCGGACGGGGCAAGACCACTGCCGCGATCTACGCCATGAACGCGCTGAATGCGGTCCATGTCGAGGCGTTGCCGTTGGGCGGGGTCAAGGGCCTGCTGCGGATGATCGTCGAAGAGCTTGGCCTGAAACCCAAGCGCACCGCCGAAGACCTGTTCATGCAGGCTGCCGAGGATCTCGGCAGGACCCGCCGCCCGCTGATCATCGACGAGGCAGACCACATCCTGACGGATCGCTCGATCGAGATCGTGCGGCGCTTGCATGACACCAGCTGGGCGCCGGTGATCCTGATGGGCGAGGAGGCGTTGCCGCAGAAGCTGGTGCGCTGGGAGCGGGTTCACGGCCGGATGCTGAGCTGGGTCGGCATGGAAGAGGCCACCCGCGACGATGTTGACCACCTTGCGAAGATCTATGCCCGTGGCCTGACCCTTGGGCAGGACCTGAAGGCCGAGCTGCTGCGCGCATCGCGCGGATCGATCCGGAACGTCTCGACCAACCTGAGCCATGTGCGTGAGTTTGCGCAGGTGCAGGGGCTGTCGACCGTCACGCTGGTCGAATGGGGGCAAAAGCCCTTCCACACTGGCGAAGCGCCGCAGCCGCGTCACGCCACTGTCTCGACCCTGCGCCGGGGTGCCGTGGCATGAGCGTTAAGGTCAAACGTCAAGCGATCAAGGTGACCAAAAACAACATGCTGGCCGTGGCTGAGGCTGCATGGACGAAGGCCCTGAAGCTGGAAAGTTTCGGGTACGCGGATATCAGCAACGCTGTCGGGATTTCCTTGCCGCAGGCCACAAAGATCGTCCGTGGTTGGCTGCGCGAAGGTTCGATCGAAGACGCCGGCACCGCCCCGTCCGCGCGACTGCTGTTCCGCTGCAAGCAAGATTTCGTGCGGATCGAACCGCTGCGGCAGCGCAGTCCGGAGGAGAACATGTGGGCGGCGATGCGGCGCCTGCGGTCGTTCACTCCGACCGATCTGGCGAGCCATGCGACCACCGAAACGGTCAGCGTCGATGCCAAGGCCGCGGCGGATTACTGCCGCGCGCTGATGGATGCGGGCTTTGTGAGCATTGGGCGGCAGGCCTCGCCTGCTCTCGGTCGCGAGGCGATCTATCGGCTGACAAGCATCCCGGGCGTTCTGGCGCCGGTGCTGCGCCGCGTCCGTGCCGTGGTCGATCCCAATACCGGCAAGGCGCATATCATCAGCCAGATCGGGGGCATGGAATGACCGTGAAGCCGATCCCTTCGCCGGTGGATGTGGCGCGAGAGGCATGGGGCGATGAGCTGCCCGATTGGGTCGCTGCCTTGGCATCTGAATGCGCGCTGACATCGCAGTCCAAAGTGGCGGCGCGGCTGGACCGCTCTGCCGCCGTCATCAGCCAGGTCCTGCGGCGCAGCTATGGCGCCGCGATGGACCGGATCGAGGAACGGGTGCGCGGGGTGCTAATGAACAGCAGCGTCGCATGCCCCGGCCTCGGTCAAATCCCCATGCAGGCCTGCCAGGACTGGCGCGCCAAGGCCGGAACCTTCGCTGTCGGAAACCCCACCCGCCTGCGCATGTACCACGCCTGCAACCGCTGCCCCCGCATGAAGAAGGATGGAGATGAATGAACTCGCAACGTGATCTTCTGCAGCCTGAAACCGTGATTTCCCGGTTCGCGGCACTGACTGGCACCCCACGCGCGATGCTGGAAGGCCCGGATCGCACCCGCGAAATCTCGCGCCGTCGCCAAGAGCTGATGTTCCTGCTGTCCTACATGTCGCCCGCCACCTTCCGGCAGATCGGCGCGCTGCTGGGCGGGCGCGACGGATCGACCGTCTCTGAAGGTGCCGATGTTGTCGTGGATCGGATGGCCGCGGACCCGCTGTACAAGGCGCGGATTGTCGAGCTGACAAACGCCATCCGCGCGGGTCTGCTGGAGGCCGCAGCGACCGACAGTGCCGTGCGCGGCCCGCGCTTGGCCGTGCTGGCCGCCCGGGGGGTGCTGGCTGACCAGTCGCTGTCGGATGCGGACGCCCGGGTGGCGGCCCTGCATCTGCTGGCAGGAGGCGTCCATGTCTAAGATCGTCTCCCGCATCGATCACATGACCACGGCCGAAATGGTTGAGCGCGCCGCCCGCGCCGCTGGGCGGGTGCTGCGCGACGATTTGCGCGGCATCACCACGCTGTCTGTCGATGAGGTGGTCGCGATGGTCGGCACCTTGATCGCACTGGGTCTGGTGCCCGTTTTCCCCGGTCAAACAACCCCTGAAACCCTGATTGAAGGACCCCTGAAATGAATGCTGTGCATCCCCAATTCGACGCCGTGGATGATGGCGTCATCACGATCGACGGCGTGGCGCATATGCGCGACGGTCGTGGTGCGCTGATCCCGGTCTCGCTGATCAAGCCCACCGACAAGCTGATCGACCAGACCGTCCGCACGATCATGGGCTACGCCATCCCCCTGTCCGATCAAGTCAGTCGGTTCAAAGAACATACCTTCGACGATCTCGGCGCGCTGGAGGCCCTGCTCGACGAGAAGTACGGCGCCCGTCTCGGTGGGGCCAAGGGCAACAAGACCCTGATGAGCCACGACACGCTGTTCAAGGTGACGGTGCAGGTGGCTGACAACATCACCTTCGGCCCCGAGCTTCAGGTGGCCAAGGGGTTGATCGACGAGTGCCTGAACGAGTGGGCCGAAGGCGCGCGCGACGAGATCCGCACCATCGTCACGCGGGCCTTCAACACCGACAAGGAAGGCCAGATCAACCGCACCGAAATTTTCATGCTGCTGCGGTTGGAGATCCGCGATCCCCGATGGGTCAAGGCCATGGAGGCCATTCGCGACGCGATGCGGGTGGTGGGTTCCAAGACCTATGTGCGTTGCTACCGCCGCGCGGCCATTGATGCGCAGTGGGAAGCCGTGACCATCGATCTGGCGAAGGCCTGAGGAGGCGGCAATGAGCATGCAGTTGGAAGTAACGGTCTACGGCCCTCAGCTTGGCGAAATAATGGCTGGAGACCCGGAAGAACTGGCTTACGCGCTGAAGGAAATGGCCGGTTATGACGGCGATAAGCTGGGGCGCGAGGTTGCCGAATTCATGCCGTCAGGCCACGCCGACATCGTCGCGGCGTTCCTGCGTCATTTCGCAGCGGCCATTGATCCGAAACGGGAGGAGTGAGCCATGCTGGTGGAAGTCCCTTCGATCGAGAACCACGCGTCCCTGATGGATGCGCTGGCGGGTGCCCGTCTGAACGTGCTGGCTGATGCGCTGGCCAAGGCCGGGCCGGAAGAGCGCGAGGCGGTGGCCGCCGCCGCACTGGACCAGCTGCGCCGCGAGTTCACGGATGTGATTGTGGCCATGACCCGCAGCGCCATCTCCTCCTATGACGCCGGCTGGCTGATCGGCCGTCTTGCCGGGGATCAGTTGGCAGCGGCTCTGCCGGGTAGCCTGGCCCCCGAAGAACTGGCCGAGGCCTTTGGTGACGGCCTGTCTGCCCGTCTGGATGAAATCAAACACGAGGTGTCGAAATGATCTTCCGTATCGCTGCCATGCTGGCCCTTTTCGCCGTTACGGCTTGCGCCGCTGCCCCAACCGCGATCCCTGATCGTTCCGGCGGGCGGGACGAACCCCGCCATCCGCCGGGCTGCGAGAGCGCCTGCGCCAGCCCGGATGGTCCCACCTCCACCAGCGGGAAAGGGGCTGTGTGAATGACGGCTGCCCTGATCCGCACCATCCACATTGCCTGTCGCCAGCTGGGGCTGGACGAAGAAACGCGGCGTGATCTGCAAAAACAGGTCACTGGACGGGAGAGCCTGTCAGTGATGACCAACCCCGAGCGCGAAGCTGTGTTGGCCGCCCTGAAAGAACGGGGCTTCAAACCGGCGTTCAAGGGGGCGCGGAAGGCTGCGGATCGGGGCGATGTGCGGTTCTGCCACGTCCTATGGGGCAAACTTTTTCGTGCGGGCGCTGTCGACAAGGCCGGTGCACGCGGTTTGAACGCCTTTGTTCGCGCCCGGTTCGAAAAGGCGTGGGGTGCCGCGCCGATCGACATCGACCAGATGCGCGACGCCGAACAGATCGCAGCGATTGCCGAGGCGCTGAAGGCCATGTGCCGCCGCGCTGGCATTTCCACCGACAAAGCGAGGTAGCCGATGAAAAAGCCCCTGATCCGCGTCTCGGACCATGCGTTGATCCGCTTCATGGAGCGGGTGATGGGTGTGGATTGCGAGCGCATTCGGCGTGAGTTTGGCGCGCGCCTCGACGCCGTCTATGTTGAAGGGGCTTGCGGCATCATCCTGGACGGGTATTCGTGCCGTATTACCCTCGACCTAGACGGAGCCCCAATTGTCACCACGGTCCTTGACGGCACGATGGGCACACCCAAGGCCCACAGGGGGCGGCGGTGACGCCCGAGCAGGCCGCCATCCTGACCCTGCTGTCGCAGGTGGAAGAAATGCAAGCCCGGATCGCCGAATTGGCGGCCCGGGCTTCCGGCATGGCAGCCCGGATCGACCGGCTGGAACTGGAGGCGCGAAAGATGCGCAGGCAGGGCAGCCCATGACAGAAATGCCCCCGCCGCCCGCACATGTTGAGCCTTTTGTCGCCGCTATCGGGATCGATGCGGCGATCACGTTTTTGATGCACTTCGGCGGCGCGGAGCTTTATTTCGCGGCCACACCCACGGGCCGCAGCCGCCTTGTCGACGTTTTGGGCGAAGAGGCTGGCGCCGCCCTCGCGCGCGCCGCCCAGGAAGCAG